GCCCAATCATCGCCGCTCTTCTTCCCCATCGCGGAGGGTTCGGCAAACATCAGGTGATGCGCCTGCGACCACCGCTGGCATATCAGACAGCCCTGTGTCCGGACCCAGGCAAGACGCTTGTTGTCCTTGCTTCTCACCAAGCGTCTCCCTGTTCCTCTCAAGCCATTCGACAAGATCTATCTGTCGAGGATCAGTGCGGTATGTGTATTCCACCACCGCACCTCACCGATCAGAAGGGAATGTCGTCGTCAAAGGCAGGCTTCGGCTTCGGCTTTTCCTGCTGCTTATTTTCGGAGAGCGAGATCGAGTAGTACTTCCCGTTCTGACCCTCCCTGACCCAGCCAGCCATCCGCATCTTCAGCGGCTCGTTCTTCTTGGCAAGCTCGACCAGCGCCTTCAGCGTCTCCATGTTGATCTCAACGTCTCCGCTGAGGTCAGGAGCCCTCTCGTTGGTCTTGTTGCGGTTGATGAAGAGACGCCCGCCGTAATACTTCTTAGTTTCCATCAGACTTCTCCTTCTGTAATTCCGTGCGCCTCTTGGTGAAGGCGGCGGTGGCGCGCTTCAGCGCGTCGGGGTTGTGTTCCTTCAGAAGATTGCGGCCACTGTAGTTATCGGACCAGCACTGCTTGAGGTCCTCTTCCGTCTTTGCCATCTCGGCTGCGGTGATGAGGGCCGCTTCAGTCTGTTCCGTCTCGACCTTCGGGGCAGCATCCTTCTTCGGGGTGTCCGTGCCGATCCCGATGATGTCAGCCGGGTTCGTCTCGTCAGCGTCCCCGTCCTTCTCGCCCGTAGCGACGGAGAACAACTGACGCATAAAAACCTTGTCCAGATAGGACATGGCAGAACCAACGGTCTGTGCCCCCTGGATCGGGTGGATGATCGTGAGGGTGGTGAAGTCCTTGATGAAGTCACCCTTCACATGCATCAGAGACACGTTGTAGGTGGCCTTGATGATGCCGGTCTTGCCGACGTCAGGCATGATCTGGAAGTCGCTCTCAGACGCGATCCAAGACAGGCCATTCTTGGCGGCAGCGACAGCCACCTTCTCGTAGTACGTATCAATAGATACGTACCTGTATCTGCCATGAGGGTTCATGGCAGACTTGCCAAGGCTACCGACTTGCTCGCGCGTGTCGATGATAGCCTTGATGGTTTCTGGCTTCATGCTTCTCTCCTTCAGTGAGACTATCCTACCCAATCAGAGGAGTTTGTCAAGCTGAGGAGGCGTCCATCCTTCCGGCTTGAGGATCTTTCCATCGGCGCGCTTTTTCACAAGCCCCGTCTCAGGATCCACCTTTGCCATATTAGACCGGATAACTTCCTTCCAGCCATCATCCATCGGGAACCCGGCAGAGTGTCCTGCCCCAATGCAAACAACGATGATGTCGAGAAGTGCGTCGAAACCAGCAACCTTGTCCTGGTTTTCGAGAGACTCGAAAAGCTCCTCAACCTCTTCGGCAATCAGATCAATGTAGAGCTTAAGCTGCTCATCGTTGTACGTGCCAACCGTCTGGCCGCAGGCCAGCATGAACTTGGCTTGGTCGTCAAACACGCTCATTGGTTCAGTCCTTCTTCTTGGTCAGCTTGCCCAGGATGATCTCTGCGCCCGGTCCCATCTTGATGTTCTGTGCCGACAGGACGTGGTTGGGCAGAAGAGCTTCGAGGTTCTGCATCTCGTGAGGCGGCAGGGTGAAGCTCCACCGATCCCCGATCCTGCTGCCGAACTTCTTCCACTGCACTTCGTTGAAGTCAGCCACACACTCGGCTGTCTGATATGGCTCAGTCATTTGCTTACTCCTTCTTCCTGAGGGGGCGCAGCGCGCTCTGCGGCACGAACCACGCAGCCGGTCGGTCTCCGTGTGTCTTGAGCCACTCGTCCTTCCTGCCTTCTGCCCCACGAATCCAGCCATGAACTCGAAGGCGGGTCGGCGTACCCGTCACCAACACATAGACATCTTCGGGCTTGTCATCGTGCCGTATGATGAGGTCGTAGTCTGGCCTGCTGCGCGTGCGGACTTGCACCGAGTGACCGAGATCCGCCCGCTTGAAGCTGGCGACATCCCCGCCCCAATAGCGGTTCAGCACACGCGCCACAGCCAACTCTCCCGCAGCACCAAGGACGTGGATGCTAAGAAGATCCGCGTCTGATTCCAGACCATGATTGGGCTTGCGCTTAAACTGAAGGCTCTCTGAGTGCCTGAGAGTTCCGACAGCCGCAGCCATAAGATACTCGCTCGGGCTCAGCGCGACATCATGATGCATCACGCCTCCTCCCTTCGCTTCGGGGCAGGAGTTTCCACCGCTCTCATAGCTTTCATGACAGACCTGTAGTCGGCCATCGCCCTCTCTGCTGCCGCCTCAAGCTGCACTCTTGCCGCCTCAAAGCCAGCGCGCCAGCCCTCAGCAAAGTCGGTGGTGATGCGCTCGTTCTTCATCGGCAATCCCCAGGGTTTCGCACAGGGCCTGTCGCACTTGGCGTTGTCACCGTGCGGATCGCACTCACAGTGATAGACGCCGTCAGTCATCGTCCCCCTCCACCACTTGCCTTGCGGTGACGAGGCGGTCGATCATCTCGTCAACCAGCCTTGAGGCGTATGTCTCGCCCTTCACCTCAGCCTCGTCGGCCAGCGTCTTCAGAGCGCCCATCGCCTCATCGAACAGGCGGAAGAGCCGTTTATAGTCACTCATTGTTCGTCCCCCTTACCTCTGCCCACAGCTTCCAGATGTCCTCCATATCCCTGAGATACTTATGTCTCAGGGCAGGATGAACATCTCTGATGTCGCCGTGCGTGTGGTAGTCGATCCTCACATACGCCTCAGCATCATCAAGCACACTCTCAACCAACTCGCGGCTGACAGTCACCTTGCCGTGCTGCTGGATGACAGCCTTGGCATGGACCACCACAAAGCCCTGCGCGGCAAGCCGCTCGAAGGCTTCGGTCGCTAGCTTGTCTGCCTCGATGAAGCCGACGCTACGTTCCAGCATGTTGCAGATGATGGTGTATGGGCTCATGCCTTCGTCAGACATGGCTGCTCTTCTTCAGTTCCATGATGGCATCCATCATCTCTTGGTCGCGGTTCATGATCTCATGAAACGTGAGGCCGTCTTCATTCACAGGCCGGTCTGCAATGACAGCCCATGCGTCTTCAAGAGCCTGAACCCTTACGTCCATGATCAGCCTGCTGATGGCAAACGCCTGCTCGGCATTCACCACCATGCCGGTGGCTTCGTAAACCTTGTCAGCCCATTCTTCTGCGGTCATTGCCGCACCGCCAGGGCGCAAGCCACGCTGTCAGGGTTCACGCATGCCGCCCGTCGCAGTTCGGCTTGGTGCTGGTTGTAGTCGTAGATGAGCAAGCCACCGCCAATGACGAGCATGGCGATAACGCCAACAACACCCAACCACACCTTCGTTTCGTCGCCCATCACTCGTCACCCTTCAGAGCATCGCGCGCGATCAGCACGGCGATCTCATGCCCATCCCGACAGTAGCCAATGTCCTTGCCCGGCATGCCGATGCGACGAAGCGCGTCGGTGTGCCTCTCGTACTCGGCATTGAGCCAGCCCACGTTATCAATCCAGGGCAGGATTGCCTTGTGAGCCTCAGACAGATCCGTCGAAAGCCTGTCTCGTTCTGCCCAAGCCATACCTCGTTCGTGCTGGATCTTCTCCATTTCAGACACCAGCCTAGACAGGTCCATCGCCGTCACTGTGCCGCCGTCCTTGACGTGCATGAACAGCCTGCGCGCCAGCGCTACACCTTCGTCAGCCATTGCATCCCTCCAGCGTCGCAAGTGCGATGTCGATAGCCTGCTGGTGTCTGTCACCGTCAGGGTTGATGATCGTGTCGTAGTCTGCGCTGTGTGCGATCTTCTCTAAGGCGGAGCGCAGCCGAGCGATTTCTCGCTCAGCCTCAGCCACAGCCTTGATCTGGAAAACCCCAGGCTTCACCTCGATGAGAAAGCTCTCGCCCGGAATGCTGCGCCCACCCCTTTCGACGTGGGCGCTACGCTCAGCGGCTGCGTCGTTCTGCCCCATCACGCAGCCTTCTTCTGGTGCTGGTTCAGGATCTTGCTGCGGAGGATAGCGACCTCGCTGAGCGTGACCCTTCCCACGTTCGGCATGAACCTAATCTTCTCCGCGCGAGCAGAGATGAACGAGTTGCGATCAAGCAGATTGACCCGACGAACCAGCCTCCACGCCCGGTTGGTCATCTTGTGATAACCAAACATCTCCATCTGCTCAGGCGTGAGGTTGGGAATAGACTCAAAGGCAAACTTCATCTGCCTCTTGGGAGCCAAGTTCATCGAAGCATACTTATCCCAGACAGGGTTCTGCCCATCATTGCGCCTCACAGGCTGAGGCTTCTCCTGCTGCGACACTTCCGTATGTTGGATGAACTTGCGCGAATAGCCATTGATCTGCTTCAGCGCATGGCGAAGCACATCAAGCTCGTCGGCTGCGTCATTGATGACGGTGGCGTGCGACATGCCAACAACGTTGGCGATGCGACGCAGGGCGTGAACATTATCAGACATCACTCTTCTCCCTTCTTGGTGGACTTAACTCGGTATCGGACAACACGAACCAGACCCAGCGCATCGAGGATGGACTGGCCCGGTTCACGACGCGCGTTCAGCACGTCGCAGACGTAGGCGGCAGACAGGCCGTGCTTCTCAGCGAACGCCTTCTGACTGCCTGCGTTTTTGCAGGCGGCGGAAAGGCGACGACACACTTCGACGGAGTCGAGATAAAGGTCGGCCATCACCACCACCCAAAGATAACGCCGGTCCCATGCACAATGCCGACCGGGAAGAACACGAGGCCAGCGATGAGCATCGCGGCCCAATTGGTTGCCACGCACGCGATGACATGCGCGACCATCGCGACGATGCACCACAGCAAGACAAGCGGGGGAACGATATCAGACATTCTTTTCTTTCCTCTCTGCGGCCAACCGTTCAAGCTCGTATTCATCTGGCTGAATGCGGCAGCGCAATCCATTCCAAGTGAAGTCGGTCGTGCCCCTCATGTGGCGACGAACCCACGCGAGAGACTCGCCGTCCATTTCAGAGTGACGCTTGCGCGCGTGTGCAGAAACCCAATGCCGCAGCGCCGCACGACGATCCCTGCCGGGCGGGATGTCTCGCAGCCTGAACACTTCGCGGGCTCCAAGCGGGTCCGTCAGAAAGCGAAGGCGAGGGCCGCTGTTGTGGCCGATCCACACGCTCCACTCATATCGGAAGGCAAGGGCAGCACCGAGTGCGACAGGGATGGCGCGATCCCTTGGCGCACCTTCGATGGTTCGCGGTGCAGCGTTGACCCACTTGCCATTCACCATCGCCATCGGGGCGCGCGCAGACATCGCCGTGCCATCGGGCTTTGCAAACGCAACCTCGTCCATGATCATAAGGGGCGAGAAGATGGAAGCGCCGAGCTTTCGTGCGTCTTTCGTCTGGATCGAGCGGACGCGCGAGAATTGCATCGTGCCTTCCGGCCACCGATCTGTTGGCGGACCCATGTTGACGTTCGCGTCTTGGACCATTCGCACATCGACGGGCCACAGCGCAGGCCGTCCATCATTGATGGGGACCAGGAACTCCGGCGATGCACTGGACCTTGCGTTGCTTAACGCCATCGGCACAGCGCCATCCATAGAAGCGAGCGGCACATAGAGACGGTGCCCTTTGTCCTCATCCTCACAGAGATGCAGGAATGTCAGGAGACGCTCAGCCGCCTCTTCGATATTGCATTCGACGTTGTCGTCCTCGATGTCTGGTTTAGACATTCTTCTCTCTCCTCTCAGCTTTGCGATGCGACCTCGCATCCTGAAGCGCCAGCTTCTTCCCGACCTTGTCGCCGCCCGCCGCGTGTTGCAGCGCATCGGCAATAGCCAAGGATCTCATGGCGCGATTTAGCTTTCCCTGTTCAGCCAGACGCCTCGCGTTCTCAGACAGGGCAACCGAAAGCCTAGCCAACATAAACGCTCGTTCGATCACGCCGCTTTCCCCGAGATCTGGATCATGGGGCATGCCCAATGGGGCAGCTTCACCACGAGCCAGCCATCAACCACCTCCCACGCAACATCCTGAGCGGGCTTCTTGGTGGGTAGCTTCACGTCATCGAGCGGCACGCCAACCGAACAGCCGCCATCCTTCCACGCAATGTGTCTGCATTCATGACGGGGCGTTCCATTCGGAGCGACGCTCATGCGGATCTTGCCAGCCATACGGTCGCGCTCAACGACAACGCGCTGAACGGGAGAGCCCTTCTCGTTCTTGGTAAGGCCAAGGCGCTGACAGACAGACTTGCTCAACGACACTGCGAGAGCGGGCGTTGCTCGCCCACCAGGGATGCGCCACGAAACAGTGACGCTGTCGCCCCTGCCAAGCTGAGTTTGGATACGTTCCCAGGTCATGCTGCCCCACGACGAATAGAGTTACGAACTTGGCTGCGAAGGTTGAGTGCGGAGCGCACGTCGGACGGGCTGTTGGAAACCGTCATGCCGAACTCTCTACCCCCAACAAAATAGACAAGGCGGAAGTGCTTGCCCCCAGCTTCAAGTTCCCAGGGAATGCCCGCCTCATCTAACTCCTTCACCGCCAAACCAATGTGATCCCTGACTTGCTTGGTGATCTTCATTGGAAGAGCCAGCGGATAATCACGCCAGCAGCCAAGCTGCCGGAGAAACCACCAAGGAAGATCAGGAGCAGAGCAACAGTGGCGGCTCCCCAGTCACGCCTTGCTTGACTTGTGCTGCTCGCACCAAGGCGCGACCTGACAGTATTTTTCGCATCGGAGATTCTCTCCAGGACGCTCTTCAACGCGCCCCTTGTTTTCTCTCGCATAGGCTTCGGCCTCTTCTCTCTCGTTGGTTTCAAAAAGCTTGAGGGCTTTGACGCGCCCTTCTTTCATGACCGCCAGCTTGCCGGGTCGGAACCAGCGTTCCTCGTCGGTGCAGTCGGGCATGGCATCGCCCCAATCGAAGTTGCGTTCCGCGTCTTGGTGGATACGGATACGCTCAGTGACGTATGTCTGTCTTGCCTGCGGGCTCCAGAGTGTTTGGGGCAGAACTGCAAACGGGATTTGCGGATAGTCCGGACGACGCTCTGCCTCGTGCCGGTTCCAGTCGCGGATGATGGCGTTGATCGTCAGGCCTGTGACGGTCCAGCCGCGCGTCGCTTCGATGAGGTAGGCGTAGCAGTTAAGCTGCCGCTCCCAATCCTCCTTCTCGTTCATCACCGCCCAGGCTGTTGTCATCTTGTAATCAGACAGGGCGACCTCTCGCCCGCCGTCAGTGTCGTTGCCAAGGATCTGGAGGTCGATGCCACCGGACAGACGCCAACCGCTGACCATAGCGAACAGCCGCTCCTCAGCGATGTGCTCGCTGTCCGCGCCCTGCTCAACGACCGTGTGCATGGCCCGGCCCATCAGAGACCAGAGCATGTCCGACACATCGACCACGATGTCGTCCCGCTTCTCGTGCTTGAGGATGCGGATCTTGGGCGAGCCGATAAGCTCGGTCACAGATATGTGTGCGTTGCCCCGACTATAGGTGTCCCGCATAGCGAGATTGACCAACGTCTGGGGGAGGTTGTGAATGTTAGTGATCTTCGGCATGGCGTGAACATATCACGATGCATCATAAGCGCAATAGCTGAGTGGCGAATATCGTGGAAAAAAATGCAGGCTTGCCCGGCCACTGCATGTTGTGCATGGTCCGTCTATGAAGCCAGTATATCTAGTGGTCTATGGCGAGCCAGCCAGCAAGGCGAACAGCCGCAAGCTGGTCCTCTTCGGTAACCGGCCCGCGTCGATCAAGTCGGACAAGGCCAGGGGCTACGCTCGGGACTTCGTCCTTCAGGTGCGGGCGCTCGATCCCTTGATGGAGGGCGAGCTACGCATGGATCTCTGGATCTACTACGCCAGCCAGCGCCCCGATCTGGACGAGAGCCTCATCCTCGATCTGCTCCAGGACAAAGTCTATAAGAACGACCGTCAGGTCAGGGAGCGGCATGTCTATCACATGCTAGACAAGGCAAGCCCCCGCGTGGAGATCCTCATCCAGCCGCGCGACGTTGACGCTGGGGCAGAAGAACTAGCCCGAGTGCGCGCCATGTATGGGAAGAAGTAGGCCAAGGTCCACGTCTCACCTTGGCTGCCTGGGATTGCGAGGCGGGGGAAGAACCTACCCAGGGCATGAGGTGCAAGTTGTCTGCACGGAGCCCTGACTATATGCAGGGTATCGCTGAGCAGATCAATACAAAATCTAGGCTGGCACACTCACACTGTAAGATGCCGATAACCTAGCGGCCTGTCGGCCAGGGGAAACCTCTTGCCTTTGCCCGGCTGATCTGGATATACCGAAAGGCGAAGGGGCCGCCCGGCAAGGCAGCCCCTTCAAACGACACCCTGCTGCTACAGGGTGGGCATAGACGCCATGTGCGATCTATCTCCCGCTTCCCCCTGGTGCGTCAAGGTGTTTCTGGCGGCAGCGCAAGCTGTCTTCGGGGGCTGCTACCGTTGCTCTCCCCTGCCACGAACAGACGCAACTCACGTCTGCGGCTCTTCGCTAAAGAGCCGAACAAAAATCCGGGTTCAGGTGGGCCATTCCTTCCCGGAGCCTATACGGTCGGCGGGGCAGCACCCCGCAGGAGGTACGGAACTACCTAGCTGTCCAGCCGGGAGTGACTCCCTGGACCTGAAGCTAGGTAGGCAGACGCCTAAAAATGTCTGCGGCGGGGCTGGGTTGGCATCCTAGCTTTGAAGGGAACCGAGTACGCGGCTGGGCCTAGGCCCGGCCCCCCCTAGTCAGGGGCTTCCAAAGTCTCCCCCAGGGGCAGACCGGAAGGCGGAAAGGCAGAGAGCTATGCTCGGAGGGGAACGATGAAGCCGATCAAAGATCCTGAGTTGAAGCGTTGGTTTGCGGCGAACGCCGAAGCCCTATCGTCTGTCGGAGGCAAGGCCAAGGCCCAGGCGGTCAGGTGGGCTGCCTCCAATAAGGAGGCGGTTGTCGAGCCGACAAAGGCGAAGGAGTATAAGCCGAACAGCAAGGCGTTCTGGCAGGGCCAGAGTTTCGGCCCGGCGTCTCCCGTCCGCAAGATTGACCCGGCAACATACAAGCCAACCAAAGATTAGTGTCTAGGTCTATCGCAAGACACAACATCTAGTTCATCTAAAATCTATTGCTTGGGTGGCTGGTTGTGTGTAGTCTTCTCGTCCTTCTGGGGGAAGGTTATGCAAGCCATTGAGAAAGAATACATCCTGGCAAGAGCCAAGGATGGTCAGACTAGGGTAGCCTGTCCTGCGTGTGGTCCTGACCGTAAGGCTAAGAACGACCCGACCCTCTCCATCAAGCAGGATGCGGCTGGCATTCTCTGGAATTGCCATCACTGCGGCGTCAACGGTTCGATGGGGAGAGGCGGTAAGGTGAGTGCGGTTATTCCGATCAAGACCTACACGGCTGATGAGGTGGACTTCTCCGGCCTGGACTACCTGTCGGATCGTGGCATCTCAGAAGAGACGGCCAAGTCCCTTGGCGTTTGCTCGGGGCAGAAGTTCTTCAAGAAGAGCGGCAAGGAATTGGAAGCGGTCGGCTTCCCCTATCTGCACCAGGGCCGGGTCACTGCGATCAAGTGGCGGTCGCTCTCGACCAAGGAGTTCACGCAGGACGGCTCGGCACAGACGCTGTTCCTGGCTGACCGGATCCAGCCTGGGCAAGATGTCGTTATCACCGAAGGCGAGATCGACGCGCTGTCTTTTTGGCAGGCCGGTATCCCTGCTGTCTCGATCCCTTCGGGCGCTCTGTCGGAAGGCACGGCTGACGAGACTGCCCGGCTGAAGTGGCTGTCGCATCACGACGACCTCATCAAGAAGGCAGAGAACGTCTTCCTTGCGGTGGACATGGATGGCCCTGGTCAGACCACCGCCAACGAACTGGCCCGCCGCATCGGCAAGCTGAAGTGCTGGCGCATCTCCTTCCCTGGTAGCTGCAAGGACGCGAACGACACGCTCGTTAGTCTTGGGGCAGAATCCCTTGCCGAGTGCAAGGCGAAGGCAGCACGCTGGCCTGTCGAGGGATTGGCCTCTCCCTCTGACTTCATGGACAAGGTCCAGACGCTCTATCGCGAGGGGCTGCCGCGTGGCGCATCGACGGGCTGGCCTTCGGTGGATGAGGTGTTCACCCTCAACCCTGGCAGCCTCGTCATCGTGACCGGCACGCCCGGCTCGGGCAAGTCTCAGATCATCGACAACATCGTGATCAACGCCATGAAGCAGCACAACATGAGCGCTGCTTATGCGTCCTTCGAGAACCCGCCGGAACTGCACCTCGCCAAGCTGATCTCTCTCAAGACCGGCAAGCCTTTCGGTGATGGGCCGACGCCTCGCATCAGCGAGGATGAGATGATGGAGGCACTGGCCTGGGTCAATGAACGTCTGACGTTCCTGACCAACGACGGCGTGATGCCTACGGTGGAGAGCCTCATCGAAAGGTTTGAGGCTGCGGTGCGGCGCTCAGGTGTGAAGCTGATAGTCGTTGACCCCTTCAACTTCATCAAGCTGAGCCAGAAGAAGGAAGGCGGCGTGGACACTGAGAGCATCAATGAGATGCTGGCTCAGTTCAAGACGTTCGCCATGCGTGCGGAGGTCACGTTCTTCCTCATCGCTCATCCCGCCAAACCTATGAACGTGGGCAACGATTGGGTGCCGACCGGCTACTCCATCAGCGGCTCGGCCCACTTCTATAACCGTGCGGACTTCGGCCTCACCATCCAGCGCAAGCTGGACCAGACTGTCTTCCATGTCTGGAAGTGCCGCTTCCCCTGGCAGGGCCAGCTTGGTGAGGCCACCCTTCACTATGACAAGGCGACCGGCCTGTTCAACGAGGGGCAGAATGAGGATCCGGAGGACCGTCTGTTCCTCAAGGGCTTTGACGAGCAGTTCAATTACTAGGGAACGCAAAGGGCGGGGCACTGGCCCCGCCCCTATGTAAGTTTGAGCTTTAAGGTTTACGCAAGCGCGATCCATGCGATAATAGACAGGGCAGCAAAGATCCAGGCTGCGACCAGGGCTTTGGGGATATCCGTCTTCCCCGTGTACCGCTTGGTCTTGGCATCGAAGCGGGGCACCACGATCATCCCTCCCTTCCGCTTGCGGGTCCACACTCCACTGCTGCCCTCGATGTAGCGGAATCCGTTGAACTCCAGCCACTTCGACGCAGCGCGGCTGTCTGAAAAGGCGCTGACCGGGTTACCCTGGAGGTCGTCTATCTCAATGAACAGATCGTTCTTCGGGAAGTTCTGCGTCAGCTTGTGGTGAACCACCACATCGACGGCATCGGTCGTCATCATCATAGCTTGTTTCTCCCTAGCGTTGGGTTCGTCTGTATTCCTACGTCCTTGTTCTGCCAGGACCAGCACTCGCTCGTGTCGTCTTGGAAGCAGACCCATACGAGATGATGTTCCATCCCGTAATCAATCAGCACATGGGCCATTGCCTTCCCCTTCGGAGTAATGACGGGGATGGGTGGGTTCAGTTGCAGCAGGTTCATGCTTCTTTGTCCCCCTTGAGTGCGGCCTCTGCCCGTTCGCTCATCCAGCCACACGCCTCCCACGCTCCATCATTGAACGCTTCGGACGGCGGGTATTCTATCTCTTGCAGAGCCTTCTTCATCCGGTCACGCTCGGCCTCGACGCGCGCAAGACGCACGGCTTGTGCTGCCAAGATTTCCAGAAGTTCAGCCCTGGTCGCGTTGTCTTCGTTCATTGATCGTTCTCCTTCATCGCCTCATCGTCCACACCATAAAGGCGATGCAGGCAAAGACACCAACAAGCGCAAACGCCTGGGGCCATGTCGTCATTGGTCGTTCTCCTTGAGTGCCAGCAAACGCAGCCGCATGGGCACAAGCCCAGCATCGTGCGGCTCTGTGTCTAGTATCGCTGCCCTAAGCTGGTCGCGCTCGGCTCTTAGTCGTTCGATCTCGTTCGCTGCCATCAGCGCCACCGGACTAACCATGATGCCGTCAATGTCCATCGGTGCGTTGAACACATCGAAGGATCGCAGTCGCTTCACGATGTCTGTCATGCCGCTTCCATCCCAACAACACGGCGAGCATGAGCGATGGCGTTGATGCAATCCTGCCCATCGCCAGCATCGTCAGCGCTCAGCCACATAAGCAGTGCTTCCTTCAGCCTGTCGCGCTCGGCCTCAGCGTGCATGGCTCGGGCTAACAGGCCGTTCATCATGGCGATGCGCGCAATGCGCTCGATCTCTTTGTCTTCGTCGGTGGTGTCTGTCATTGCACGCTGCCTCTGGCCTTGGCTTCCTCAGCCTCAGCCATCGCGTCACCCTGCTGCTCTTCCATCAGATCTCGATGCATCACCCGGATGCCACTGATCGCTGTCTCAATCGCGTCCTCTTGCTGGCCCGGCTTGGAATGCTTGAAGCTCAGTTCAGTCAGGGTCAGGGCGACAGCAGCAACAAGGACACGAGGGTTGGCGTTGTTCTTGATTGCCATGAACTCAGCGAAGTCCTCGAAAGCCCCCGACATATGTCGGACAAGGCCAACGGTGCGCTCGTCTAACTCTTCCATGTTGATCTCCTTCACTGGATGCTGCCCCGCTCACGCGCCTCATTTGCTTCGGCAATGTCCTGCGCTGCCCTCGCCTCCATCAAGTCGGCGTGCATGGCGCGGATGCCGTCGATCATCTGCTCAAGGGACCACTCCTCGTGGCCGGGCTTGGTGTGGTCGAGGTTCAGTTCAGCAGACGCCACCACGAGCGCAGCCAGCATGCGAGACGGCTTGGCCCCGCTGACAACAGCGAGACCGACAACCGCAGCCTTGATCTGCTCACTCAACTCAATGATCTCAGCCATGTCGTTGTCGCTGATCATCTCTTTGTCTTCGGACATTGGTCTCTCCCTTCAGATAAACATGAGGATGAAGAAGGCGACCGCACCAAGCGCGGCCAGCCTATCGGTGGTGTCCATGTCTAGTACTCCTCCGGCAGCAGGATGGTGGTGTGGCTGCGGTCTGCTTCGGTGATGATCCACAGATCGCAACGCTCATTGGGCTTGGCTCGCACGCGATAGGCAGCGAACACGCGGCTCCCTCCCTCCATCGCAGCGCGGAGGTTGGCCGCTGCGTCCTCCTCGTCCATGTCGGACCAGTCGAGTTCCATGTGCCGCTTCACAGCCCGGCCAATTTCGCTGGGCCTGAACTCCCTTATGACCCCTTCGGTGACCGCGACCGGCAGGCTGCCGATCTCTGCGGCGAACTCGTTTGGTGCTGGCTTGTTCGTCATTGGTCTCCCTTTCCAGACAGAAGGCCGGGCCTTCCTTATGCGTCGCAGTGAAACTCTCGACTGTAGGTGATGCCGTCCTTGCCGCTCATGTCGCGGTCAATGACCGGCGACCCAGGCAGCACGCCAGCCCAGAGGTTGGTCGCATCCTCGATGTCCATGCCGATCTTCTCGGCCATCTCATCCAGGGACGAACCCGTCACATCCCAAAGAATGCCGCCGGTTTCTTCGTCGCGCTCGGTGTACCTGTACGTCGTCATCTTTCTCTCCCTTCGATGCAGAAGGCCGGGCCTTCCCTACGCGCCACCCCGAAGGGTGACGCGGGTGTGATGGTCTGTCCCTTACTTGCGGCGTCCCTTCTTGGGGCCGGGCCAAAGCTGAACGAGACGCCGGTCGGCGTATTCGGCCTTCCGGTGGACAAGATCCCACTCGCTGAGCTTGTCGGCGGCTCGCGTCACAGCAGGCTTCGGCACGTTCATGACGTGGGCGATGGCACCAACGGTGCAGCCAGGGTTGTGTTCGATCATTCGCAGGATCGCAGCCTGCCTGCATGTCAGTTGGTCGGCGTGCGCCCATCGCAGGAGGGGCAGAACATCTTCTGGGATGGTGATCTTGGCAGACTGTTCGATGGTGGGCTTGGTCATGGGTGCGTCTCTCCTTCGCTCTATCAGCGAGCCTATACTGGCCCGCTCAGTTGATCGGTGTCAAGCGTGCAATGGTTGGGGTTCGCAATCTGGGCGACGATTGCGGGCATGGGCACCGGCTTGCCCATCCTGTGCTTCGCTGATGCCACCATCGTGTCAATGGCGGCGAGGTCGTCCGCTGTCGGGATGTGTGCGTCCATGAGGGTGGCAACCGGCACGTCCTCCCTGTCTTCTATGTCAACGCTCGGCGCGTAGCCTGGGCGTCCGCTGCGGTGGCAGTCTATGAGGTAGGATTCCAGCGTCGCGGAGGCAGCGCGGGGCGAGGCGGCATCCACCACCAAGCCGTGCCGCTTGCGTTCACCCTTCACTATGTCGGCCTGCTGTTCTGCCAGGGTGGTACGGATGGGGCGGCGTGGATCATCGAGGGGGCAGAAGAAAAGCATCTGTTTGGTTCCTGTCTAGTTGTCTGGTTGTTCCGCGAGAGAGGGGGCTACGCCCCCCCCTGTCTAGTCTTCCAAGCCAGGGCATCCCTGGTTCTTGAGGTGCTTGACCACATAGTCGAAGGCCTTGAGCGGATCGCTGCCGCAGTTTGCCTCGACCCCCTTGTTGCTCGGCATGGTGTAGGTGCCGGGCGGTCGCTCTGCCTTGTCGAAGTCAGAGGCATAGCCCTGTCCGTAGATTGTCGCGCTCCTCATGTCCGGGTGCATGGAGCAGATGGCGAAGGACAGGCGGCGCAGGGCAGAAGGGTGACCCAGGCCGAAGGCGATGCGGGCAAGATCCAGGCTATCCTCCGGAGCCTTGATCCGGGCGAAGGTCTCAGCGACGTGCCCCTTCTCGCCGTCCGTATTGCTTGAGCAGCGCCGACCAGCGATAATCTCGACGCGGAACCCTGCCTCTTCCAGCCTGTCGCATATGGCGGCAGCCGCGACAGCGGAACACTCGAACACCTTCGCGCTGACGTAGGCTGGCGTTGACCAGTTAGACACGATGGTCACCACCGGCTGGCGGTTGCTGACGCTGAGGCGCTGCGTCTTCATGTGCATGGGGTTGCCCGCAAGGTAGCGAGGCACAGAGGGCACCGCCCCAGCCACATCCCAGCGGCTGAGCGTCTTCCTGACAGGCCGGGCTGTCTTGATCTTGTCCATGAGGGGGCGGGCTCGCTCGGCCCCCTCCTCCCAGCCATCCCGCGCAAGCTTCAGTGCCTGCGTCATGTTCTTGGTCAGGGCGAAGGCGGCAGTGCCATCACTCTGCTCCCAAGCTCCGCCGCAGTGGCGGTCACCTTTGGGGTCACGCTCGGGCACCACCGCAGCCAGGGCTGCCATGTTGTCGAAGTGCAGCCGCGCCACGCTCTTCGCGTCGGTCGCCAGGGCTGGGAGGTAGGGCGCGAACTGCGCGCCCCGCTCGTCGGTCGGTATCTCTCTCAGGTTCATGTCTGTCACTCCGCTGCGATCATGATGGTCGGGGCCTGCGCGCGGCGGGCCACGCTGTCAGGGATGTCCTTGGTGATGCGGGCGCGCTGGTCGGCGTCGAGACCCTTCCAGAGCGCGCACTCAGTCACGAGGTCGAAGGCCAGACCGGCGCGGCGCAGGGTGGCACCGGCCATGCTGGCGCGGGGGCTGATGATGTGGCGAACCTTGAGGTCGAAGGCTGCCTTGCGTGCGGCCTGCACGTAAGACACCCAGGCGTCATCACCCGCAAGGGTGCGCTCAAGTGCCTCGTCATACTCCCAATTGAGGGTGACGAAGCGGTCGGTGGTGCTGCCATCCAACTGGTTGGCACCCACATAGATGCGATCCGCGCCGCGTCCGTAGGTGTTGGCCGCGATCATGGGCACGAAGTCAGGGTGTGCCCGCACGGGCTCAACCTTGTCCGGAAAGGTCATGAACTTGTTGGCGATGGCGCTGTTCAGCGTGATGGGCACGCTCGCGTCCGACCGATCGGCCTCGTCCATGAGATAGACACCGCCATGCTCGAAGGCCTGCCGGAAGGCGGTGCTGTGGTAGCGGCCCGGCCCGTCTTCGTAGCCGGTCAGCTTGTGTTCGCCGGTCAGTGCGCCGTCCGAGTAGAAGGGCAGGCCCAGCGCCTCTGCGACATGCTCGCACGCGGTCGTCTTGCCGCCACCGGCAGGCCCGACCAGCATCACCGGCATGCCGCCCTTCTCGCGACCGCAGACGGTCATGGTCAGCAGCACGTCGAAGCTATGATGGCGGGGAGCAGGGGGCAGTTCGCGCACGCGGCCCTTGATCTCGATCCGCAGGGTGCGAGGCGCGCCGTTCACGATGGCGCGGGCTTCCTCGACCACGTTCTCCAGTTCCAGGCGCGTCTTGTCCTGGATGTCTGCAACCGCGCCGGAGATGGCCCCGCTCAGGTGGCGGCGCATGATGTCCAGCACCTGGGTCTCGTCCAGGGCGGGCGCATCCGGCTTGAGGATGTCCATCAGAGCCTTGAGCTTGGCTTCATGATCGGTCGGCATGGTGTCGCTCTCCTTGACAGGGGAAGGGATGGGGTTGGGGGTGATGACGGGGGCAGGGGTGACAGGGGCGGGGGTGACAGGGGCGGGGGCAGGCTGGCCCTTGAGCCGGGCCAGGATCGCGCCGCTGGTGTCGTGCCAAGCCATGCCCATCGCAGCGACAGACATGGTCACCACCATTTCAGACGGGACGCCGCAGGCGGTCAGCCAGGAGCGGATGAGGCCGCGATGGCCTCCCATACCTGACCGGATGGGCAAGCCCGACCCGCGAGGCGGGGCACCCTTAGACAGCGCCCAGCGCTCTGCGGCTTCGGGCGTAAACACAGACTTGCGCGGCATGCTGTGCCTCCTTGGTTGGCTGGTTGTTCATATCGAAAGACTGGCCTTCGCTACGCGCCACCCGTCAGGATGGCGCGGGTGCGAGTGTCAGTCGATCATGCTGGGCAGTTGACCATAGGCGCGATGGGCATAGTCATGGTCGGGCACCCATGCGTTGCGGCTGGTCAGTTCATCCTCTGCCAGTTCCACGATCTCGTTGAGGTGCGCCCAAAGGTTCCCCCTGCCGTTGCCTGTCGTTATCCCGACAGACGCGATGCGTGCAGCCTTTATCAGCACCAGTAGCTCGCGAACGTCCTCGTTGCGGGCGAGGGCGAGGTTGAATTTCTTCGTCTTGCGGTTCATGTCTTTATCCCTTCCGTTGTCTCGTTGTTCCAGGCGCACCAGCCTCTGGCTGGCAGTTACTTGGCCTTGTGCATGTCCTTCATGGAGGCTTCGCAAGCCTTCATGGCGGGTGCCCATACGTTCCGCATCTCCGTCACGCCGGGCTGTTCCTCTGGCATGAAGTGAGATGCCAGGGCGGCGTATTGTGCGGCCAGGGACAGCCGCTGGAGCAGGATGTCGTCCTGCCCGTTTTTCATCGCCTGCCGCGCTTCGCGCAGGCAGCGTTGAGCGTGGCGGATGTCATTCAAGATGCCCTTGCGGTTCATCGTCTCGATCCTCTGTACCAGCAGCGCGCCGCGTGATGCGGCAGGCTGCCGGTGCAGGCGGGGCGAACCCCGCCAGACCGTGCCGCCGGGCCTAAGCCCGGCAGCGTCGTACTCACCCAGCCCCAACCACCCGGCGCAGCGCTGCCCTCGACCGGCTCAACGCCCATGCGGGCGGCGCTCTTACGTCGAAGGCTGCTCAATTGCTCCCCACTACCCAGGCGACTGGCATCTCTCGATCTTGTGTCGCTGCACTTACGTCGGCCCCTGGGCTGGGGTGGTTGGGATCACTCTACTGCTCCACTCCAGGGCTGGAACGCCCAGCCTGTGTGGAGGATCGCGCTGCTTCTGACCGATAGCGCTATCCGGTGGTACAGGGTGAAGTGTCACGCGCCTCTCTGACGCAGCGTGTCCTAGTTAGCAGCCCTTTCGCTGACCCTCCCACGCGAGGCCCCTCTTTCAAGGGGCCTATCGGCCAGCATCTCCGTTTCTAGCGTTTCCATTTCCGGGGCATACCGGGCGGCTTTCGCCTTTAGTACCGGCTTAGATGCGATCCACGCTGCGCCGTCCTAGCGCCATCACCCTGTCAGATGCACAGTCTTAAAGAGCGGTGGTTGGCTGCGCCGGGGTGTCTCTCAGAGACACACCAAACACATCAACCGACGCACAACATAATGGTTCGTCTTTCGGTGTCAACAGGCAATGTCTAATATTTTTTTGTCCTGTGTCTTCAATGGGTTACGGCATGGGTGCGCTCATCCTGTCAGGATCGGGATGGCCCAGCCTGTCAGGATTGGATGCGTCCATCTATGCGGTGGCGGAATGACCGCCCTGGCGGTATGCTGCCCACAGGGAGCAGGGGCGTTGTGCCTTTGTTCCAAGGGCAACCGCGAAGCGGACAAGACGGCGATGGATCACAAGAACCCCAGAGCGAAGCGAACAGGTACCAAGTCCACCAAGGGGAAGAAGCCAGCCCTTCGTGTTGTGGCAGAACAGCCTGGAGAGGTGGTCCCCCTCATCAGAGGCCAGGGGCGAACCCCTGACGGGATCACCGCCAAGCAGGAAGCGTTCGCAGCCCAGGTCGCCAGCGGTGCCACGTTGGCTGCCTCGTACCGTGCGGCATATGACGCAGGCAGCATGTCAGCGGCAGCCATCCACAACGAAGCCAGCAGGCTCATGGATCACCCTGGCATCGCCCAGAGGGTCAATGCGCTGCTGAGGCAAAGGCAGGCTGTGGAACAGCATGACGCAGCCCGGATCAGGAGGCACGTCATCGAAAGGCTGCACCAGGAGAGCATTGACCCCGACAGCAGCCCCGCAGCTCGCGTCAGGGCCTTGGAGCTGCTCGGCAAGCTGGACGTGGTGTCGGCCTTCACCGCCAAGACGCAGCCCGACGATGCAGCGCCAGCCCAGGCTGATCTCGCTGCAATGCTGGAGGCCCGGCTCAAGGCACTGCTGGCCAAGGCAGGGTAGCAGACAGACAGACAGACAGCATGGCGGCTGGTGGCTAAGCTATTGATATTGCTTGGTTCTGGCTGCTGGCTGTCTGGCTGGGGGTGGACGGCGTCGAGAAGGGGGCTTGGCGACCCCCACCCAGGCGGGGGCACCCCTAAGCGCAGGCACGCGCACCCGCGCCTATACATACTATTCCCCATCAACGACCCCGTAGCTTTGATAGACCCCCTCCCCCTACCTTTTTCCAGCCCCAAACCCCCCACCCCTCTCTCTACAGGAACCCACCCCCTTCTCTTTCTAGGTACCATCTAGCCCCCATACCCCCTCCAAACTGGCTGTTTTCCACTACCAGTTGGCTTTTGCCGGGTTTTTGGCCCATCTGAACCCGGTCAATTCAACCAACGCGCGTGATGACTGGGGCAGGATTGCTATTTGTGGGGCGTTTGGCTACGATTTGTTCCATGATCCTGGGGAGATCGACGTGGAACTGCCGGAGGTTTGGCGTTTGATCGCTGAGGCTGACTCGGATCATGGCTTGATGCGCTGGTACACGATAGCTGGAGCCCAGATCACTGTCTCTGAAGCCAGAAAGCTCCACGAAGAGGGGCTGATTCTCATGGCTCAGCAGCGTCTGCCGTCCGGAAGGATGGGCTTGATGATCAAGCTGGCGAAGAAGGCTCGTTGAGGGAGGGTTGTGAGATGAGGAACGGGATGGCTTCTGGGCGTCTTGGCGTGACTCGACGGCAGAACGCCGTCCTGGAGTTTATCGCCAAGTACTGTGCGGAGCATGGGCATTCGCCCTCGTACCAGGAGATCGCTGACGCGGTCGGCATTGCCTCCAAGTCGGGTGTGAAGCGGCTGATCGACGGCCTTGTGGAGCGTGGTCGTCTGGAAATGCTACCTCGCCGGGCTCGTTCGATGGTGGTCGCATGAACTCCTTGACTGTTGGGGCAGAATTGGTTGAGATGGGCTCGTCTCTCCAAGACGCAGTGTTGGCTTCTCTCTTCGGACGAAACTTGACCCCCAGCGATGGGGGTCTTTTTTTATGAACCTCGAAGACATTCTGCCCAAAATCAGAGAGCTTCCCGAGTCTGAGCAGATGGAACTGCTCCGTCTGATAGAGAAGCTTGAGCAGTCCAAGAAGATCGAAGCTGCTAGACAGAAGTTTCTGCCCTTCGTGGGAGAGACGTGGCCTGGGTTTATTCATGGCCGTCACCACGAGATCATGGGTGAGGCGTTCGAGCGGGTGCTGTTTGGAGACAGCAAGCGTCTGATTATCAACATGCCGCCCCGACATACTAAGTCGGAGTTCGCCTCTTACTTGCTGCCCGCTTGGTTTATGGGGAACTTTCCAGACAAGAAGATCATTCAAGCCACCCACACGGCTGAGTTGGCTGTGAACTTCGGTCGGAAGGTTAGGAACCTCATCGACAGTGAGGACTTCCAGAAGATCTTCCCTGGCGTGAAGCTACAGTCGGACTCGAAGGCGTCTGGTCGCTGGGCGACCGACAAGGGTGGAGAGTACTTCGCCGTAGGCGTCGGCGGGGCTATCGCCGGTAAGGGTGCGGACCTGTTCATTATTGATGACCCGCACACTGAGCAGGAGGCGATTCTCGCCGCCCATGACCCGACGATCTATGACAAGGCCTTTGACTGGTACACGTCCGGTCCCAGACAGCGTCTCCAGCCGGATGCCCGCATTGTGATCGTGATGACCCGATGGGGTAAGCGGGATCTGACGGGCCGTCTAATCCAGACATCTATGGAACGTGGAGACGGAGAGAGCGAGTGGGAGGTAATTGAGCTTCCTGCCATTCTGCCCTCCGGAAGCTCTCTGTGGCCTCAGTTCTGGAAGATCGAAGCGCTCGAAGCGCTCAAGGCTGAGCTTCCGGCACATAAGTGGAACGCGCAGTACCAGCAGCAGCCGACCAACGCCGAAGGTGCGATCCTCAAGAGGGAGTGGTGGAAGCGCTGGCCGCAGTCTCGCCCGCCCGAGTGCGAGTATATTATTATCTCTGCCGACACCGCCTTCACCAAGAACAACCGCTCGGACTACAGCGCCTTCACGACCTGGGGCGTCTTTGACAAGCCCAACGACAACGGGATCGTGGGGCAGAATCTAATTCTCCTGGACGCCTTCAAGGAGCGGATGGAATTCCCCGATCTGAAGCAGAGAGCCCTTGAGGTCTATAAGGAGTGGCAGCCAGATACCCTGATGATCGAAGGCAAAGCCTCCGGCTTGCCTTTGATTCATGAGCTTCGGCAGCTTGGGATCCCTGTTTCCGAATTCACCCCGACCAGGGCTTCGGGCGACAAGATCATGCGGGCAAATAGTGTTAGCGATATGTTTGCCTCTGGTATAGTCTGGGCTCCCGAAACCCGATGGGCCGATGAGGTCATCGAGGAATGTGCCTCCTTCCCAAATGGGGCTCACGACGACTATGTTGACGCGGTGATTATGGCTCTGATGCGATACCGACAGGGTGGGTTTGTGCGCCTGCCTTCGGACTACGACGATGAGCCTGATCTTCCGCGTCGCGCAGAGTACTACTGAGGGGATTGGCTGTGGCTATCGACAAAGCGATGAACCCGCTGGGCAACCCCGCCGACGAGGACGTTGAGATTGAGATCGTGAATCCAGACGCTGTCTCGATTGAGACGGAGGACGGCGGGGCTATCATCATCCTTGGTCCTGAGATGTCCCAGGATCTGATGCCGGGTTTCAATGCCAATCTTGCTGAACACATGGACGAGAGCGATCTTGGGGCTATCGGCCATGACCTGTTGGATGATTTTGAATCTGACAGCCGCTCCCGCGAAGATTGGGAGCAGACTTACAAGAAGGGACTCGACCTCCTTGGACTGAAGATCGAGGACCGCTCTAGCCCCTGGCCTGGGGCCTGCGGCGTGTTTCACCCGATCCTGTCTGAAGCTGCGGTTCGCTTCCAGTCTCAGGCAATCATGGAGACCTTCCCTGCGGGCGGTCCCGTAAAGACCAAGATCGTTGGTCGTATTACTCCTGAGCGCGAGCGGCAGGCTCAGCGGGTCAAGGAAGACCTAAACTACATCCTGACTGAGAAGATGTCCGAGTACAGGAATGAGCATGAGCGCATGCTCTTCGCTCTCCCTCTTGCTGGGGCAGCATTCAAGAAAGTGTACTTCGACCCGACCCTTGGTCGGCCTGCTTCGATCTATATCCCCGCTGAAGACTTTGTTGCCCCTTATGGGGCATCGGATCTCCAGACCGCACCCCGATACACGCACATTATGCGGAAGCACCCGAACGAGATTCGGAAGCTTCAGGTCATGGGCTTCTATCGGGACGTTGATCTGTCCGAGCCCGTTCCTGACAGGAACGAGATCCAGCGCACCAAGGATAAGCTTGCGGGCGAAGAGCAGATCGACACGGACGACCGGCATCAGTTGCTGGAAGTTCACGTTGATCTGGATCTGCCGGGCTACGAGGATGTAGGCAAGGACGGCGAACCGACTGGGATCGCCCTCCCCTATGTCGTGACGGTCGAGCGTTCGACGGGCGTGGTCCTGTCTATTTACCGGAACTGGAAGCAGGGCGACGAACTCAAGCTGAAGCGTCAGCACTTTGTTCAGTATGGGTACATCCCTGGTTTCGGTTTCTACCCCTTCGGCCTGATCCACCTGATCGGTGGTATCGCCAAGTCTGCGACTTCGATCCTGCGTCAGCTTGTGGATGCGGGTACGCTGGCTAACCTTCCCGCCGGTCTGAAGGCTCGTGGCCTTCGTATCAAGGGCGACAGCACGCCCCTGATGCCGGGCGAGTTCCGGGACGTTGATGTCCCCTCTGGGGCCATCAAGGACAGCATTACCTTCCTGCCCTACAAGGAACCGTCTCAGGTTCTTGCTGGTCTCCTTGGCACGCTCGTTGAGGAGGGCCGTCGCTTCGCGTCGATTGCCGATCTTCAGATTGGTGATGCCAACCAGAGTGCCCCGGTAGGCACGACCCTGGCTCTCATGGAGCGGGCGATGAAGGTGATGTCTGCGGTGCAGGCTCGTCTTCATGCCTCGATGAAGCAGGAACTGGACCTCCTGGTTGAGATTATCCAGGAGAACATGAAGGGCGACTACGACTACGAGACGGATCTCGGGGCCACTCGAACCGCTGACTATGATGGCAGAATCGACGTGATTCCGGTCACTGACCCGAATGCTGCCTCCCTGTCTCAGCGCGTTGTCCAGTACCAAGCCGCGCTTCAGTTGGCCCAGCAGGCTCCGCAGATGTACGATCTGCCGGAGCTTCACCGGCAGATGCTGACGGTCCTGGGCATTCAGGATCCTGGCAAGATCATCCCCAACACGGATGAGAAGAAGCCTATGGATCCCGTGTCTGAGAACATGGCGATCCTGTCTGGTAAGCCAGTGAAGGCGTTCCTCTACCAAGATCATGAGGCCCACATTAAGGTCCACATGACGGCGATGCAGGATCCCAAGATCCTTGCTCTGGTCGGTCAGTCTCCCCAGGCCAGCATGATCCAGGCTGCGGCGATGGCTCACATCGCTGAGCATATCGGCTTCCAGTATCGTCGGGAGATCGAGAACCAGCTTGGCGTGGAACTGCCGCCTCCTGACGCTCCCCTGCCGGAAGACATCGAGGTGGCCCTGTCTAAGCTGGTTGCAGACGCGGCAGGCAAGCTGCTTCAGAAGGACCAAGCTGAGGCGCAGCAGCAGGAAATCCAGCAGAAGATGCAGGATCCCGTTGTCATGGCCCAGATGCAGGACGCCCAGAACAAGCAGGCTGAGATCCAGCGCAAAATGGCGAAGGACCAAGCCGATCAGATGTCGCGTGAGCGTCAGCAGCAGATCGAGGTCGAGCGGATTCGCTCTCAGGAGCGCATCGCTGGGATGAATGCTGGGATCAAGTCTATGTCTCAGCAGCAGGAGTTTGAGCAGAAGCGCGACTACGACATCGCCAAGCTGAAGCTTGATGCGATCCGGGCTGGCGCTGATCTGGCTAGGGGCAAGTGATGGTCTCTGACGACAGCGTCCTGGAGTATCTTCGCAAGAAGATTCGGGACATGATGAACGAACACGCTGACTTCGTGGCTACCGGCGCGGCTCAGGATTGGGCAGAATACCGTCACCACGTCGGCGTGATTGAAGGTTTGGCGAAAGCCGAAAGGGAATTGCTGGATTTGGAAGAACGTCTTCGCCAGCATGACTAACCACCCATCATGGGTGCAGGGTATCGCACGACCCTAACAGTGCGCTTAAAGGACTACTATGCTTAACGTTGATATCAAGATGCCGGATGAAGAGGCTCGGGGCGCAACCCAGCTTCCAGAACCTTCCGGTTTCAGGCTTCTGATCGCCCTTCCGGAGCTTGAAGAGAAGACCGACTCTGGCATTTACTTGCCGGAACAGGTGCGTGAGAAAGAATCCCTTGCAACGGTTGTTGGCTTCGTCCTAAAGATGGGGTCGCTCGCCTATAAGGATCCCAACAAGTTCCCTGACGGGGCTTGGTGCAAGGAGGGAGACTGGGTTTTGTTCCGTGCGTACAGCGGCACTCGTATCAAGATTCATGGTCGGGAGTTCCGGATCATTAATGACGATACGGTCGAGGGCGTTGTCGAGGATCCCAGGGGGATTGCACGGGCATGAGCGCTACACGAAAGGCCGAAGAGGCCGACGACGACTTCGAGATCGAGATCGTTGATGACGCGGCTGATGAAGATCGTGGTCGTCCTCTAGCCCCAGAGGTTACGGACAACGACGACGACATCACCGTCAGTGATGACGAGGTCTCCAATTACAGCGCGAGTGTGAAGAAGCGCCTGAAGGAACTCTCCTTCAAGACGCACTCTGAGCGCCGTGCGAAGGAGTACGCCGCCAAGGAGCGTGACGAGGCCATTCGTTTGGCTGAGCGCCTTGCGGAAGAGAACAAGAAGTATCGCGAGCTTGCTGGCAACACTGAGCAGTTTGCGGCCAATCAAGCCAAGGCTCGCGCCGAAGGTGACATCGCCGCCACCAAGCGGGCGATGAAGGAAGCCTTCGAGTCTGGCGATACGGAGAAGTTCCTGGATTACCAGGAGCAGCTTCAGCGCTTCGTGAACGAACACGAGCGCTACGCTAACTACAGGCCCGCTCCGGTTCCTGAACCGACCTATGAGATTCCGAAGCCCCGCCCTCAGCCCGATACGAAGGTTGTGGACTGGGCTAATAAGAATCCCTGGTTCGAGGGGCAGAACGAGCTTGAGAAAGAGATGACGGGTTATGCCTACGCGGTCAGCGACATGCTGATTCGTGACAGCAAGATCGACCCGCGTAGCGATAAGTACTTTGAGGAACTTAACAAGCGCATCGAGCGCCGGTTCCCCGAGTACTTCCAGAAGTCTGAGCCGGAAATTGACGCGACGGCAAAGGCATCTCCGGTGGTGGCCGCTGCAACCAGAACGGCCAAGACCACCCGCACAGTGCGTCTAACCCCGACCCAGGTCTCCGTCGCACGTAGGCTCGGTCTCACGCCTGAGCAGTACTACGCTCAGTATAAGAAGGATTACGGTCATGGCTGACCGCACCCCCCGCGACCTTGAAACGCGCGAGCAGCAGGCTCGCCCGACTTCTTGGCGTCCTCCTTCTTTGCTGCCCGACCCGAAGCCGGAACCGGGCTATGTCTTCCGCTGGGTCCGCACCAGCATGATGAATGCTGCGGACAACACCAACGTCAGCAAGCAGCTTCGCGAGGGCTACGTGCCCGTTCGTGCAGATGACCATCCTGAGCTTATGCTGGCAGCCGACCCCAATAGTCGCTTCAAGGGCAACATTGAGGTTGGCGGTCTCCTTCTGTGTAAGATTCCGGAGGAGGTCGCGCGTCAGCGTGACGCCTACTACCGGAATATGGCGCATCAGCAGATGGAAAGCGTGGACAACAACCTTATGCGCGAGAGTGATCCTCGCATGCCCGTCCTCCGCCCGGAGCGGTCATCGAAGACCACGTTCGGTCGTGGCCCCAGGGAATGATCTCTTGGGCCGTAAATCCCCAATCTCAGAAGAAAGGTAACGGAAAGTGGCATCGACCTCTTCCCCGTACGGGCTTCGCCCGCTGAACCTTCTGGGTGGTCAGTCGTACGCTGGTTCGACTCGCGAGTACGCGATTCCTGCCAGCTACGGCACGAGCATCCAGTACGGTGACCCGGTGATCATCACGAACACCGGCTCGACTCGTGGTACACTGGCTCGCTTCAACGCGACCACGACCGCTGCGACCATCACCTCGACGGGTGGCGGCTTCGGCTTCGTGGGCGTGTTCGTGGGCTGCACGTTCACCGACCCGACCTACGGTACGGTGTTCCGCCAGAACTACACGTCTGGCAACGCGGCGACGGACATCATGGCTTATGTCGTGGATGACCCGGACGCTCTGTTCCAGGTGCAGGCTGACGACACCCTTGGTCAGACGGCTCTGGGCTGCAACGCGGCTCTGATCCAGACGGTTGCTGGCAACAGCGGCGCGAACATCAACTCTGGCGTTGGCCTCGATGCCTCCAGCATCGCGACGACCAACACCCTTCCGGTTCGTATTGTTGACTTCGTCAACAGCACGACCAGCCAGATTGGTGATGCGTACACCGACGTGATCGTGCGTATCAACACGCACTTCCACCGCACCGGCAATACCGGCTCTGCCGGTACGGCTGCCAGCTAAGGAGGCTGTGAAAGATGGCTATTTCACGCGCACAGCTTCTCAAGGAACTGCTTCCGGGTCTGAACGCTCTGTT